ATGGCAAACACAAACTTAAAAGCAGATTTCCGTCGCGCCACAAAGGACGGAACGTACCCCGTGAAAATTAGCATCGGCTACGGCACGGGCATGTATCTTTCTACCGGCATTCACGTTTTACCCGAAGAATGGGACGAGCACGCCACGATGTGCATCGGCAAACAAGCCCGCCAAAAGAACGCCGCCTTACAAGCGATTATCGCGCGAGTTCGCACACGGCTGTTTGAGCTCTTGGAGCGTGGAATGCTGTACCGGCTCAACAACTCGGAACTCCGACAAATGTTAGAAAACTTAGAACTTGATAGCCCGTTAAATAAGACGGTCGGTTTTGTAGAGTTTTTCGAGCGGGTGGCCGACTCTAAGAAGAAAAAGAACACGACTGCCACCTTTGAAAGTTATATGCAAGCTCTCAGCAGCCTGCGTCGATTTAGGGATTTGAAGCATCTGCAATTTGAAGACGTTACGACGAATTGGTTGCGCGAGTACGTCTTGTTTTTGCAATCAGACGGGGTGTGCGCCAATACGCAACGAACCTACTTGTGCAAGCTTCGCCACGTTATCAATGTCGCCTACGACGAAGAACTAATTAAAACCGACCCCTTCCGGCGGTTCAGATTCCCCAAGGCAGAAGAAACAAGAAAACGAGCGCTCCCGGTTGAGTCTTTTAAGCGATTGTTTGGGGTCGATGGGAAAAAGACAGACAAGACGGCACGCGACCTGTTCTTGCTTTCTTTTTGCCTCATCGGGATAAACCCGCGCGACCTCTACAATATCAAACCGACCGACATCGTAGGGGGGCGACTTCAATACAAGCGAGCGAAGACGGGACGGCTTTACAGCATCCGCGTTGAACCGGAGACCGCGAATCTCCTCCCCGTTCTCTATGAACTGCAAAAAAGTAATAGTTATCGCAACTTGATGAAGCATGGAGACTATTTGAAAAGGTTCGAAGACGAAGTCGGACTCATCGAACCGGACTTGACTTGGTACTGGGCGCGCCACTCGTGGGCAACGTACGCCGCAGAGCTCGACATCCCCGAAGACACTATCAGCCGTGCACTCGGACACTCTCGTGGGACGGGGGCGGCTGTTACTGCTACCTACATTAAAGCAAACAACGCCAAAGTGGACGAAGCTAACCGGCGTGTAATAGATTTCGCTTTTTATGGTCGACGCTAAACAATGCGCACCGCCACTCAATGCACGAGTGGCGGGGCGTTTTGTTCTGATGCTATCACACCATTTCGAGGATGTCCTCGGAATGGGGAAAGGAAGTGTTATTACAATCTTCGGCGTTTCAATGCGTAGCCTATCAGACCGAACGACAGAACGCTGCAGAGAAGAGCCCACAGCCGCCAGTCGTACCACCACGGGGCGGTTGTCTTCTTCTCTTTGTGTGATTCCGTGGCTCGTGTCGACGCTTGGAGTGAGTCCCCGCGCGAACGCCAAATTGTGTCGTGGCGAACGTGCCAGCGGACGCGGATGCGCTCTTTGACGAGCGTCGAGCCTTCGAGATAGATGCTATCGCGGAGATAGACGCTATCACGGACGGTGCGCAGTTCGCGGAGGGCGTCGCGCTGAACAACGCGGAGGGTGTCGGTGCGCGTGGTGTGGCGTTCTACGCTTCGTGTCGTCGTGCAGCTTGCAAGAAGCGTCAAGACGACGGAGAAACACACCGCGCCAAGCGCAACGAGCAAAAGAAACAGCCAGTCGTTGGGCATCGGAGATGGGGCCTTCTTATTCATTTGATGAAGATTTGAGAGTGAAACGTATTTGCCGGCGCGGTCAATTCTTTCCAATTTCCCGATTTTTGGAAAGAATTGACGCTACACGTTTGAACTTATAAGAAATCCTTGTGAGTTCGTTTTATCGGGATCGGCCGATAATAAGTTCTATTCCTTCGCCCGCGGTTTGTGCAGCGCGTGGGGCGAACTACCGAGAAATTCTCGTCAGTTGGTCGCGGAACGTGTGATGACAAGTTCGATTTTTTCTCCCTCGGCTTGCGCAGCGCGGAGGAAGACAAGCAGGCGTTCCAACGTGGCGCGGCTGTTGAGCACTTTGCCGCGTTCGCGATTTTCGCCGACGAGGATGCAGCCCTCGGTGTCGGCGGCCGTGTTGCCTGCGTGGATCAATACACCGGCGTAGCCTTTCACGCGGAGAAGACGAGGGAGGACACGGCCGAAGCGCGGGGAGCGCGTCTGCATGTCGATGCGATACGTGCCGGTGGGGATGGCGGTCGCGCCCTTCACTTTGAGCGCGGCGATTTCGTCTTCTGTCATGCTTTCGCACAAACCGCGGTCGGTGTCTTCGAGCGTGTCGCAAAAGTATCGGCCGTTGATTTCCATGCGTCCGATGGTGTAGCCCTCCTTCAGGGCGTGGCGTTGAATAAGGATTTGCATTTGTCTGTTGTTTTGGTTGGTTTATACTTCGAGGTAGGCGTCCATGTCGCCGCTTTGCACGTCTTTGATGTACTCGCGTAGATACCAGACGGCCTTCTCGGCATCTTCGGCGGCTTTGCGGCGCGCTCCTTCAAGTGTTCCGTCGTGCTTGTGTCCGCAGCGCCAAATGTATTTAAGGGCGTTGCCGAGGCAAAACGGCATCTTGCGCGCTATGTCGATACATTCCGCGCCGCCGTGATTGTAGTGCGCCGGGTGGTTAACGGTTTCGGTTGTCGTGAACCCGATTTGCCGTTTTGGGGTACATGATACGTCGCTCATGGTCATTGTTTTGTGTTTTCGGGTTCTTGATTTCCTTCGCGTCCCTTCATTTCGCTGAGTGTTTTCGAAAGGAGGTGGCGATAGTGGTGGTCAATTCCGAGGAGAACGCCACAGAACGTAAACAGTTCGCCCGCGGTCGTGATCACCGAGGCGTGTATTTCACCCATGGGAGAGGCGAAGAAGCCCAAGAAGAGCAAAACTACGCCCGAAAGGGCAAGAATAACGGCAAGCCAAATCTGCAGGTCTTTGGCATCGGCCTTGCCGTCGGAGTTGAGATCTAAAATGTTTCTCATAAGTTTATTTTTTAGAGTGGATAAAATGTGCTGTGAGTGCTACCAAGGTTTGAGTAATTCGCCGTGCCACCAGAGGGTCGGGTTGGCATAGTTGCGCCCCTTCATTGTGAAAATCGCGGTTTGTTTGCTTCCGATGGTCAGTCCTCCCACGGTCAGAAACGTGGTCGGGTGGGGTTCCAAATCGTTGAAGACCATAAATTGTGCGCCGTAGTATCGCATGGCTTGACTATCGTCGGGCGTTTCGCTTTCCTTCCCGTTGTTAAGAGGCCCGCCGCCTGTGTTGATGGTCGGCCTCAACGTGCCGAAGTTTCCGCGAAAGATAACATACGTGCCGACGCGAAACGGGTTGAGATAAATCACCCCACGTTCTACCACACCCCCATATTGTTCCCAATTATCGGGCGTGATCACCACCGGCCGCCGGCGTATGAAACCCGCAAAAGTAGCCGTGCCCCCGAAGTAAGCCGTGCCAGTCGAAGCATCGAGATCGAAAGTTGTATTACCATTCGCGTCACGGCCGACGACGTTCTCGACTTGTAGGTTCTCGATAAGGGAGAGTTTGGCCAAAAACAAATCGGTGGCGATGAAGCCTTGGTACATTCCGAGCTCCCACCACTCCGAGTCTGCAGCGGGGGCTTTGTCTGCCGACTTCGTGTGCGGCTGCTTGCATTGGTAGAACTGCACTTGCGCGCCTTGTCGCACTTGCACCACGTCCTGGAACGTCTCGCCCGCGTGTCCGCTCTCAAAGGCCATGCCGTCGGGCAATTTGGCGTAGTCTCCGAACTGTCGCACCACCGCGCCCCGCGCCCCGGGGGCACCGTCTTTCCCTCGCAGGTCATTGCGCGAGGGAGTCCACGGCGTAGGGATCCCGCCCTCTTCGAGTTTCGGCGCACACCACACCACATTTTTGGCAAAGCCTTTGTGCGGTTGCTCTTCACGATGCCACGCGCGCAAAAGAATGAGCGTGTCTTCGGTGGCCTTCGTCTTCGGTGCGGTGAACGTGAGCGAGACGCGCGTCCACTCGTCGGGCTTCACCGTGTTGGGGCGAAAGTGTTCGGTGGGGTTCGGGTAGACAACCAACCACGCATCAGACGCCCCGCGCACATAGACGGAGAAAGTGTAGGTGCGACCGGGGATTAGGCGGCCGATGTTTTGCCACAGTTGCGCATATTCGCCCTGTTTCGTGCCGGGACTGATAGAACAAAGCGCAGGATAACAGCCGGACACGGACGGCGGAAACAAATCAGTATTGGTGCGGCCGCCTAACGGTTCTTCGCCGTATATGCCGATCTTCCAGGCACTCTCTTTGCGCCCCAAGTTTTTGAAGTCCGTATCGTCGAGCAAGTTCGCATTCGGTGTGAGTCCGTCTTTGCCGTCCACACCGCGCAGACGCGTCCACACGTAGTCGTGGTTATCTTGGCTCGCGCGCTCGTCGAAGTCTGCGTAAATGCCGAAGTACGAGAACTCAATTTCACCGCCGCGCCCGAGATCTTCTTCCAAGGTGAAGTCTTTCGCCCCGTCCTCGCTATTCGCGTAGGCAATGTGGATGTAACTATTTCTGCCGCTCAAGCGGCCGTAGGTGATTTTGCCGTTCGCTGCGGTGAGCCGATACCAAAGCACCTCGCCCTCGCGGAGTGTCGGGGGCGCGTCTTGCCACGTTCCCCGAATAGTCGGGGCGGTCGTACCCGATGCGGTGGCGAGTTGTGAGGACGCGGCGAAATCATAAACGGGGCTTTTGCCGTCCGCGCCCGATTCGCCCACCACGCGCAGCGCACCGCCCCACGTTGTGCCGTTGCCCGTACGCATCCACACGTCCCCCGCGGCGAACGCCTCGCGCCC